GTTGCCCCCCCCTTTCCCCCCCCAAAAAAAAAACCCGCCGCATGTTTTCGGGGGGCTGTTTCTTGTTTGA